CGCGTCCGCCCTGGACGCCGTTGCCGCCGTTCGGAAAGGCGCCGCCGCCCGCGCCCAGGCCACCCGTGCCCCGCATGCGGGCGGCGGCGCCGAAGGCGTTGGCGGCGGCGGTCAGCCACCCGGCCAGCGTCTGCGCCGCCGGGATCGCCCCGGCAATCGTACCGCCGATGTCGGTGTTGGACAGGCCGACCGCCGCGCCCCAGGCGTCCTCGATGCCGTCGCGCACCGCACCTGCGGGCGCCTCGGCCGCGACGATGGCCTGCGCGATCCCGGCGGCCACCAGCCCGTTGGCGGCGTCCCAGGCGGCAAGCAGTTCGGTCTTGATCCCCGCGGCCACGTCGAGCTGCGCCACCATCTCGGCAAAGACCGCGCGCTCGGCCTGGGCCCTGGCGGCGGTGACCGCCAGGCTGTCCTCGCCGAACTGGGCGACCAGGCGCTGCAGCTCAGCCTGCTGGCGGAGTTCGGCGAGCAAGCCGCCCGCCTCGGCGGTCGCGATCCTGCGCCGCACCTCGAGGGGCCCGTCCCCCCGGTTCCCCGCCTGCTCGCGAAGCAGTGACGACACTTCAGCCGCACGCTCTTCGGCCGCGCGGCGGCGCATCGCAAGGATCGCCTCGTTCAGGGCGCGCAGCCCCTGTTCTTCAGCCTCGCTGATCCCTCCGGCCGCCTCGGCCAGCGACTGATAGATGGCCAGCAGCTTTTCGGCCGCAGCAATCTGGGCGTCCAGGCCCTCGGCTGCTCCCAGCTGGTCGGCGCGTTTGCGCAGGACGACCGGCCCGGTGACGCCGTCCTGCGAATAGCGACCTAGGCCGAAGAACTCCCTGATCTCCGCATCCGAACCGATGCTCAGAAGACTGCTCTGCGCCTCGATGTCGCCAAGGAGCGCGGCGCCAAGGCTGCCGACGGCACGTTCGGACCTCACACGGTCCAGCGCGGCGACCGCTTCCAGCGCCCCTCTGGCCGCCTCAGCCTGGCGGCCGTACTCGGCCGTCAGTTCCGCCTGGTCTGCAGCAGCGGCCCGCCCGGCGGTGCCGGAGGCCTTGTAGGCTGCGGCGATGCCCTTGACGGCGTCTTCAAGCGTTTCCGCCTCCTCCCCCGCCCCGGTCAGCCACTGGATCGCGGCGGCGCCGAAGCCGATGACGGCGACGGTGGCCAGGTTGACCGGGCTCAGGAAGGACAGGAAGGCGCCCTTTAGCAGACCCACCGCGCCCGCCGCGCCAGCCTGGCCAAAGACCTGCCCGACCTGTGTGCCCTGCTGGATCGCCAGCAGCAGCGGCGACTGTCCGGCCGCCAGCATCATCGCGATGTCGTTGAACTGGTAGGACAGGTTGGCGGTGGCCGCCGTCGCCTGGCGCTGGCTGGCGGCGAGCGCCTGGTTGGCGGCTGCCTGTTCGCGCTTCTCGCGGGTGGCGCGGTCGGCGGCGGCGGCTTCCTCGCGCTGCGCCCGGGTGAGGGCGTCGGTCGCGCCCTTGGCGCGGCGGTTGGCCTCGGTGGCGCTGTCGGTGGCCGAGGTCAGCCTGCGCAGGTCCTCGGCCGTGCCGGCCAGCTCGCCCCGGGCGGCGCGGGCGTCGGCATTCAGCCTGAACTCCATGTAGAACGTCACTGCCGCACCTCGTTCAGCGCCTCACGCGCGCCGCCTTCGATCAGCCGGACCTCGTCCCAGAGGTCCGGGGTCATCGCGATGCCTGCCAGCCGGAACCCGGCCTCGGCCCCGGCGTAGTCGAGCCCCGGCCAGAACAGGCCACCCGGCCCGATCACCGGCCGCCACTGGCTCGCGACCGCGACGAAGGCCTGCCAGGCCGGCAGGTGGCAGGCCCAGAGCTCCGGCATCGCCTGCCGCGCGGCCTCCTCCATCGCCTCGGCCGGGATGCCCAGCGCCGCCGCCTCGGCCGTCAGGTCGTCGGTGCCGGTCCCGCCGGTCGCCCACAGGCGCCCGGCGGCGGTCAGTTTCCCGACTTGACCTTGTGGACTGCGCGCCAGTAGTGGAGCGCAATCGCCTCCACGACATAGACGCGGGCGAAGAGCGCGGCCTTCACCGTCTCGTCCCAGGCCACCGGCTGGCCCGCCGCATCGACGATGTCGCCGACGTCGCGCACCGCGCGGCGGCAGAACTCGAGGCCGGTCTTGTCGGTGGTGAACAGCTCCGTCACCTCCTCGCGCGGCAGCACGGCAAAGGTGACCAGCAGCGACTGCTCGGCATGGCCGCCGTCCACCGGCACCATGACCGGGACCGCGTGCTGGAAGGTGGGTTCGGCAACGAGGGTGAACATCGGCAGGCACTCCGGATCAGGTCAGGGTCAGGGTCCACTGGTCGTTGCCGGCATTCGGCAGCGGCACGCCTTTCAGCGTGGCCTCGATGATGCCCTGCTGCGCCCGGAACCCGGTCGGGCGCTGGTACTGGAACAGGGGCGCGGCCAGCGTGCAGCGGCGGCCCGCGGTGGTGCCGTGCTGCAGGGTCAGGGCGACCGTGGTGCTGTCGCGCGCCGCCAGGAAGTAGTTCCAGGTGGCCATCGTCTTGGCCTCGGCGGTGAACTCGATGGTTTCCATCCGGTCGGCGATGATGATCGCCTCGGACCGGATCAGGAACCGCGGCTCGACCTTGTTGCCCAAGTCGAACTTGAAGCTGCGCAGGATCGGCGCATAGGCGCCCAGCGTGAAGGTCGGCGTGTTGGCCGAGTTCGCCACGACCGGCGCCTGGAACCCGCTGACATCGACGGTCGGCATCGCCGTGTCGGTCGGCATCACGAACAGGCCGGTGAACTCGAACACCAGGTGCGGGATCTTCTGGGCGTCGAGCTCGATGCGGCAGGTGCCGCGGGCGCCGATCAGCGCGAAGTTCACGCCGTCCTGGTTGAAGTAGATGCTCAGCGCCTCAAAGGCGGTGGAGACCGCGCTGTAGACGACCGAGATTCCGGCGTTGATCGTCTGGGCGCAGCCGCAGCCGCGCATCAGCGGCCCCCAGGCCGGGGCCGCGCCCAGCGTGCCCGAGGCCTGCAGTTCGACCTTGAAGCGCACCTTGCGGTGCAGGCCGGTGGCAATGGACGGCTCGCCACCCATGAACGGGCGGTCGAGGTTCCGGCTCTCGTCCTCGCCCTCCATCGGCATCAGTTCGAAATCCTTGGTCAGGATCGCGTTGGCCGCACCGGTCGGCACGCTGTCGGTGCCGTAGGTGGTCTCGATCTTGGCCAGGACGGCCTTGCGGCGGTCGAACAGCATGGCTCACTCCTTCTCGGTCAGGGTCGCGCGGGCGCGCATCGCCTCGTCGGTCATGTCAGGCCCCCAGGCGCCGTCCCGCAGCACCCATGCACCTCCGCCGGGCGGCAGGGGCGGCGATGCGCGTGGCGTATCGGGCGGCGCGGCGGGGGCGGTCTCGGCGCCCGCATCGGGCTTTCGCGGCATCAGATGATCCTCAGCTGGTCGGACAGGGCAAAATCGAGCGCGTAGCCGAAGCTGCCGGTCGGGGTGGCGATCCGCTGGCCGCTCACCAGGCGGAAGACGCCGATCGACGTCGCGGGCGCCCAGCCGGCGATGGCGGCGCGCACCGCAAGGCGCAGCTCGTCAACCAAGTCGGCGGACCGGTCGGTGTGGGCATCCGCACCGCGGAACACCAGGATCACGCTGACCGCCTCGGTCACCTCCTGGATGAAGCCGCCGGAGACGTCCTGCGGATGCGCCCCGCGCTCGCCGCCCGGCACGACGAACGCCGCCGGGGTCTGCGTCTGGGCCAACGCGCCGGGCGCCATCAGCGCCGCCAGCGCCAGCGCGCCGTGGATGTGGTGCAGGCCGGGGACCCGGTCGCGCAGGCGGGTCTTGACGGCATCCACCAGCATCAGATGAACCCCGTCATCGTCTCGGGCGAGAACGGCCGCTCGCGGTCGGTGGTCAGCACGCCGTTGGTCGAGGGCGTGGCCGGTTCGATTCCGGCAGCCGGAATGCGCAGGGTGCCCGCGGCGATTTCGCGCAACGACCTGACCGCCTGGTCATGGTCGGCCTTGACCTTCTCGGGCACCTCGAAGCTGTGCAGGTGGTAGAAGGCGATCTGCGCGGCCAGCGTCACCACCAGCGGCGGCACCGGCGACAAGGGCAGGCTGTAGCGCTCGCCCAGATAGCCATCGATCAGCGCGTCCGCATCGCCCAGCGCCCGGTCCACAACCGCGCTGTCCACCACGCCGGTCGGCGGCACCGCCCGGTCGGTCAGCCCGACGAGCGCCTGCAGCCCGTAGCGCTCCTGGAGGATGGCGAGGCTGGCGTAGGGCATGGGATCAGACCACCTGCACCGACAGCACAGGGTCGGCCAGTATCGATGCGGTCTCGGCCTCGGTCAGGTCGGACATGGGGATCATCACCGGCTCGCGCCCGAACTGGCGGCCTGCGCGCCAGCGGACCGGCTGCAGGGACGTCACGATCAGGGTGATGCCCGTCGAGGCGGCAGCGCCCGCACCGGACGCGGCCATGGTGACGTCGGCCGGGACGGGTTCCGTCACCTGGGCGGATGCTTCTCTTGCCCCCGCCCCGGCCGTCCCCGGGTCGGCCGCTGCCACCGCCGCCGGGGGTTCGGTCTTGCCACCCGCGGCCGCGTCACCGGCGGTGTCGAGTTTCGTCTGATCCGCTCCGGCCGCCTGGGCGTCGGGTTTCGGCTGCTTGGCCATCTCGGTTTCTCCGGTCGGTTCGAGGAAGGGGGCGGCGGCCTGTCCGGGACCGCCCCCTCTGCTGGAACCGGCCGCCGTCAGGCGAGCCAGGGCGTGACGAGCAGCTCGGCCGTGCCCTTCCACTCGTTGGTCTCGCCGCCGGTGGCGTATTCCGAGTTGAGGAGCTTGCGCGCCGCGCTTTCGAGCGACGGCGGCACGACGAGCAGGTTGGGCCGGATGCCCAGCGGGCGGCCGTAGTCGCCCTTCATCCCCGACAGCGCCGCGCGGGCGATGCCGTAGTTGGCGGCGTTCAGGGTCTGCTTGGACCCCCAGGCCATCTGCCAGAAGCCGTAGCCGGTGTTCGCCCTGGCGTCGGCGCCGTAGATGAACTCCTTGTTCATGAACACGTTCTGGTCGGTGACCCGGTCCAGCGCCGTGAACATGAAATCCTTGCGCTTCTGCAGCAGGATCGGCTTCACCGACCGGCTGACGTCGAGCAGGAACCAGGGCGTCCCCGAGCCGCCGTCGGTGTTGGCCACCTGGGTGACGTTGCCGTTCGCGTCCAGCACGGGGTGGTCGGTGTCGAAGAAGAACTGGTTGTCATAGCAGTTGGTGGTGAAGCCCGCAGCCAGCTGGGCAAAGACCATACGGTCCCATTCCGCCCCGGTCGCCATGCCCATCTCGGTGAACATGGGCGCGTAGATGCCGAGGTTGTCGGTCTCGATGTCGTCCTTGTCGACCGGGACCGTCAGTTCGAGCGCCTTCTCCTTGATGGCATAGTCGTGCTGCATCAGGTTCTGCAGGGCGCGCGGGCCGACCCATTCGCGGACCGCCGGCAGCTTGCCCAGCCAGCCGTACTTCTGCTCCTTGGTGGAGGCCGGCACGACGGTGGTGATGCGGGCGTAGTCGGACGAGGCCTGGCCCAGGCCCTGCTGGTAGAGGGCCGAGAAGGCAACGCGCTGTGCGTCGAGGTTGGCGGCATTGACGAGCATGTCGAGGGTTCCTTACGACAGGAGGGCGCGGGTGAGCGCTTCGTCGAACCGGACCCAGACGCCCTGGGCGTCCACGCCGTCGACCGCGCCCGCGGGGGACCGGGTGTTGGTGCCGTTGGTCCGCGCCACCGTCTGGTCGTCGACGATGAAGCAGGCGGCGCCGATGTCGGCCTTGGTGATCAGGTCACCGGCCGAGGAGTTGGCGAAGCGGAAGACCCCCGGCCGGTAGCGGATCGGGGTCACGCCAGCGGTGGTGGAGGACAGACGCTCCTGGGCGACACCGACCCCGAAGGCACCGGTCGCCGTCGCTCCCTCGATCAGGTCGCCCGCGGCGTTGCGCATCAGGATCGCGCCGGCAAAGATGGCCTGGGTGGCGCCCAGCGTGCCGGTGCGTTCGTCGCCCTCTGCGCGGGGCGTGTTGCGGTCAGCGGCAAGGGCCACCATCAGAAGGTCTCCTTCTGGGCTTCGGCCGCGAGGGCCTTCTTGAATGCATCGGGGGAAACGCCCAGCAGGCGGGCGTTGTGCAGCTGCTCGGCCGTCAGCGTCGTCACCTCGCCGCCCGCGGCGGGCGGGGTCTGGGCGGTGTGGGTCGGGCCGAGCGACGGATAGAGCGAGGCGTAGTGCCGCGCCTGCGCCGGATCGCGGGTGAACAGCTCGATCAGCGCGGGCTGCTTGTCGGCCGGGATGCCGCGCTTGGCGGCCAGTTCGCCCGCCATCCAGGCGTCGGCCGCCTGCTTCTCCAGCGCGGCGACCTTGGCGGTCAGGGTTTCGACCGTGCCGGTGCGGGCGCGCAGCGCGTCGACGGCCACCTTCGCGGCGGCGATGTCGGTGACGCCGAGCGCGGTGCACAGCTCGGCCACACCGGCCTGCAGCGCGGTCAGCAGCACGCCGGCCTGCGGATCGGGCACGGCGGTCAGCAGTTCCTCGGCCGGGGTTCCGGCGGGTTTGCCCAGCCTTGCGGCAAGGCGGGCGGCAAGATCGTCCATCAGGGTCTCCCGTGTGGTGAGGGTGGCAAGGCCCAGGAGGGCCGGGTCGTTGGTGAGCGAGGCGCCGAGGACCTGGCGCACCTCGCCCTTGGCGTCGGGCAGGATCACCGGCGAGATCGACAGGTATTCGCGGGCGGCGACCATGGCGCGGCCGGCCTCGGTCCATTCGACGCGCGCCCAGAGCGCGTCGTCGCGGACCAGAAGCCCGGTGATCCAGCCGCGGGCCGGGGCCTCGAAGCCCATCTCGCCCAGCTTCTGGGTCGAATGGTTGACGTCGATCGGCAGCTTGCCGCCGTTGCGCGGCAGACCGATGGACCGCGCGATCAGCGCCGCGGGGTCGGACAGCCGCCAGGGGCCGCGCCCGTCGACCGTCGTCAGGCGCGACAGCGGGGCGGGCAGCAGCATGATCTCGTCGGGCGCCACGCCGCCCTCGACGGGCATCGGCTGCGCAGACAGGAGGACCGGGGCCGCAGGGCGTTTGGGGGCAGCGTTCATGCCGCGACCATCGCGCAGCGCACCCGCCCACTCCATCCGCGCACCCGCGCGGAGGCGGCGTCCGGTCGGTCAGCGGGGGGATCGGCGGCGAGCCTGAGGCCCGTTCAGGCTTCGGTCAAGCGGCCTTTGAAGGTGCCTTCAAGGCCCCTTGCAGGCGGGCTTCAGATGGCGCTTCAGGCGGCATTTCCGTCGCCCGCCAGCGTCCCCAGGTATTCGTCGATGGTCAGGATGATGCCCTGCCGGTCGTCGTCCGACAGGCCGAGAAACGGCCGCGCCGGGATGTCGCCCCAGGGGATCGGCCCGTTGCGCGACGTCCGGCCGAAGGCGCCCTGCGCCGCGCCGAACTGCATCACCGCCGACTGCGGCTCGTTGGACCCGACCGAGGCGAAGTCGGGGCCATAGTCGCTGCCGATCACCCCCAGCATATCGCCGGACTTCCACAGCACCCCGCCGAAGGAAACGCCTTCGGCCAGATACCGCGCCAGCGTCACCGGCGACCGCGGCGCCCAGGCGTTGCCCTCGGGGTCGACCCCGCGCTTGCCCCGCTCTTCGGCCCCGTCGCGCAGGACAGCCGCCACCGCTGACATGGCGGGCGTCATGTCCGTGACCCCGGCCTCCAGTCGCGCCAGAGCCGCCAGCAGGCCGCCGTCGTTGATTTCAAGGGTGATCATTGCTAAGTCTCCCACCGGGTGATGACCGCGGAAATTCGGGTTCCGTCGACGCTACCGCCAGGTACTGCGAATGAGGGGCGCCCCGACCCTCCGTCATCCAAGCTTTCCGAACAGCACCTCAAGCAAGCCGCCGGCAACGCGCCCAAGCAGGTCGGTGAGGCGCGGCTGGTAGGCAGAGACAACCATGTTCGTCTTGCGGGTAATGCCCTCCTTCCGGAAGCTGTAATCGACCGTGACAGCAAGCTGCGTCCGTCGATCGCCCGAAGCCGGCAGGATGTAGATCAGGTTTTCGCTGCGACGGTCGAACAGCACGGCCGACGGCGCCCTGATCAAGGTCGGCATCCGAGCCCAGGTCTCCGGGTCCAGTGCGTCCTCTGCGAGGCCGTGTCGGAGCGACTTGCGACCCACCACAATGCCTGGCTGGACGAGAAGCTCGGCGGTGCTGACGGCAATGTCCCGCGCTTCGAGGGCCGCCAGAACCTCGCGGGACAGCGCGCCAAGCAGCCCGGGGCTGCCTTCGCGCCGAGCTGCGATCTGCGAGAGCCAGCTGGTCCAACCAGCCTCGACGACGTCCGGCGCGGATTCTACGAACGCCGACCCCAGAGGCGGCGGCAGAACACCCGCCTTCCGCTCGATCAGCCGCGCCGCCGCTGCCACCTCGCCCGCCACCGAGGCGCCGACCGCGTAGTCCCAGCCCTTGTCGATCCCGGGCGGCGCGCCGGTGCGGGGGTCGGGGGTGTTGTATCCCGGCGGCGGCTCCAGGCCGGGCCTGCCGCCCTTGCGCACAGCGCCCTCGAGACTGTACGCGCCGCGGATGCGGCACCTGCAGCCCCAGCCGTTCGGCGGCGCGTGGGTGCGCCAGAAGGCGTCTGTCGGCGGCAGGATCAGGCCGTCCCAGCCGAGGTGCTGGATGCGCGGTTCGATGCTGCCGCCGTGCCGGTAAATCCAGAACCGGTAGCCCGCCTCCTGCAGCTGCGCCATGCGGCCGCTGGCGTAGGAGGTCAGCACGTTGGTGCGGTAGATCACCTTCGTGCGCCAGGCCTCGCCCTTGGCGGTGCCCTCGCCGGTCCAGCCGTGCCAGCCGCGCGCCTCGACGATGCGGCGGAACTCGGTGCGGAACCATTCGATCCCGCGGCCTTCCTCGATCGCGCGGCCGACGGCCTCGGCCAGGTCGGCCAGCAGGTCGGCCTTGAGCGCCCCGGCCACGGTGAAGGCGCGTTCATGCGCCGCGCGGTCGAGGTCGGTCCAGACCGCGGTCGGCAACCGGTTGCCCAGCCGCAGCCGCAGCGCCGCGATCTGCGCCCGGAACGGCGCGCGGAAGGTCGCCGCAAGGTCCGGGGTGGTCACCCGCCGTCCTCCGCGTCGTCCTCCGCCAGCACCTCGACCCGCCCGGCGAGGTCTGCCCCCAGCAGACCCAGCGCCAGTGCCTCGGCCAGCGGCCCGGCATCAAGCGCCGGGAACCCGGCCAGCAGCATCTCGCGCAGCTCGGCCAGCGACCCGGCGGCCCCGACCATCGCCTCGATCCGGCCGATCAGCGCGGCCATCCCCGGATCGGCCTCGACGGCCAGCCGGTCGGCCAGAAGGTCCTCGGCGGAAACCGCGCGTGGGAGGGCCGCTGGAGCCCCTTCGGCCTGGAGGGCCACCGACCCCCGCAGAAGGGCCTGACCCCTTTTAAAAACGCCGCGTTGCCTTTTAATTTCACGATCCGGGCGCCGGGGGTCGGTGCCGCTGCCGTCCGGGCTGCCTTCGGCGCCCGTTTCACCCCCGGAGGCGGGGGCGGCAAGGGTCAGGACGTCGTCGTCGGACTTCGCCTCGTCCAGCCCCAGGCGCTTCATCACGGCCGACTTCGACACCCGCAGGCCCATCCGCGCCGCGGCCTCGGCCGTGCGCGCCAGGGCCTCGACGTCCTCGGGTTCGGGCCGGGCCAGCACCAGGCGCGGATAGGGGCCGCCCGCGCCGAACTCCAGGTCCATCCAGGGCCGGATCAGGTCGCGGTTGATCACCTCGGCCAGCGCCACGGCATCGGCGCGCTCGATGTCCTCCTGCACCTGCCGGTGTTCCTTGCCGGACCCGAGCCCCCCGGTCACGGCATCGGTGGTGGCGGTCTGCCCCAGCACCGCCTTGGACAGCTGCTGGTCCAGCCAGTCGCACTTGCGGAGAAAGAGGTCGGAGGTCGCCCCGGTCGACCTGGCCTCGATGAAGTCGATCACCATCGATTCCGGAATGATCGCCGCCATGTCGCCGCCGATGTTGGCCACCGCCCGGAACAGGGTCGCCTTGTCGGCCTCGGTCGCCCCGGCGCCGTATTTGCCGACCCGCACCGGGTGGCCGTAGGTCTGGGTGAAGATCATCCAGGCCCGCAGCGTGAAGGCCTTGAACAGGTAGTTCCAGGCCGCCACCCGGGCGATCCCGGACCGCACCGGCAGGCCGGACTTGGCCTTGATCGAGGCCACGATGAACTTCCAGGGCTTCAGCGGCTCTTCCTGCCCGGTCGCGTTCAGCATCAGGGGCGTCGTCAGGTCGCGCCGGTCGAACCGGAACCAGCGCTGGTCGCGCCGTTCCAGCCGCTCGGGCTGCCATTGGCCCTCCGAGTTGTCCCAGACGATCTCGGTGAAGCTGATGCCCTTGCCGATGCAGTCGAGGATGTCGAAGAACTCCCCCTGCAGCTCGTCGCGCTTCAGGAAGTCCCGAACCCGGTCGGCGCGCTCGGCGTCCGCCGCGCTGTCGGACGCCGCCTCGACCGTCGGTTCCAGCTGGGCCACGGATCTGCGGCGCGTGCCCAGGATGCCCACGTAGTGCGCGTCCCGTTCCTCGATGAACTCGGCCAGCTCGAAGAACCGCAGCGCGTCCCCAGCATCGGCCTCGCGCAGGATGGTGGCCAGCCGCTCGGGGTTCAGCCCGTCGGCCGGATAGCCGGTGACCGGGCTGCGGATGCCGCCGACGGTCGCGGCGGCGACCTCTTCGGTCAGGACCGCGCGCTGCACCGGGCGGCCGAAACGGTCGACAAGCTGGGGCTGCTTCACGGGGGCAATCCTTCATCCATGCGGTCGATCAGGGCGTGGACCTCTTCGGCCCGGCCCTGGTCGACCAGGCTTTTCGGGGGCTGGCCGTCGAGCGCCGGTTGCGGCCGGTACAGCCACAGGTCCAGCTCGGCCTCGCTGTAATGGTCGGCCAGGCGCTGCCGGATCGGGCGCCGGTCGCGGCTGCCGCTCGCGCTGGCCTCACGGGTCGGCATGCGACCTCCTGACCAGCACGACGGCCTCGTCGACCGTCTGGATGTCGGCGCCCTTCTGCACCGTGACCTGCACCGACCAGGTCCCGGGCGCCAGGGCGGCACTGCCGAAGAACACCTCGATCTCGCCCGAGGCCGGAACCGGGACGTTGCCGGTCCCGGCCACGCCCGGCGCGGCGCTGCCTGCGGGGTCGAGGCGCGCGGCGCGCACCGTCACCGTGGCCCCGGTCAGGTCCAGCGCCGCGCCGGTGTCGGTGCGGGTGACCGGGATGCGATAGCCGAGGGTGTCACGGTCCCAGATCGTCAGGTCGGGTTTCATGCGGCCCTCCAGATCGCGGGGCGCGGGCTGTTCTGCCAGCGGCCTGCCCGTGCCGTCTGCCGCCAGTCCCCGGCACGGATCGGCAGGTGCCATCCGCCCGCGCGCTCTGCGCGGCGCCAGTTCCCGTTGCGGACGGCCGCCCGCCAGACGCCCGGCCGGACCATCAGCGGCACCGCGGCGACCGGGGTCACCACTGTCCCGGTGGCAGCGCCGGTGACCGGCAGGCTGCCCGCCGCCGTCGCCTGCGCCGGGGCAAGCGCCGTCGCCGCACCGGACAGCGCCAGGGCGCCGGAGGCCTGCGCCTGCGCGGGCGCGGCGGCCGCGGCGCTTCCGGTCAGGGGCAGGATGCCGGTTGCCTCAGCCTGCGCCGCCGCGGCACCGGTGGCGGCGCCCGCCAGCGGCAGAGTCCCGGCGGCGGTGGCCTGCGCCCGGGCCCTGCCCGAGGCGGCGCCTGACAGGGGCAACGTCCCGGCGGCGGTCGCTTGTGCGCGGGCCTTGCCCGTGGCAGCGCCGGTCAGCGGCAGCGCACCTGCGGCTGCGGCCCTGGCTGGGCTCTGCGCCTCGGCACCGCCGCTCAGGGGCAGCGTGCCCGACGCGCTCGCGGCGGCGCCACCGGGGCCTTCGTCCGGAAACCGGTCCCGGCGGAACACCTCGCCGGCCAGCCCCGGATCGAGCAGCAGGGCGGCGGTGCGGCGTCTGGACGTCAGGATCGGCAGGTGCGCGGTCATACGTGAATGATCTTTCCGCCGCCGCGCAGCGCGCCGGTCGTGGTGCCGCCCACCTGCATCAGGATGTAGGGGCAGGAGCTGTTCGGGATTTTGGAGATCGGCAAGGCGTCCCACCCCGCCGAAAATTTCATGTTGGCCAGCGGCATCACCAGGGACCCGCGAAGCCGTGACGCGGTCACCCCGAAGTTGCCCGCCGCGCCGGTCGAGACCGACAGGGTCACGCTGTCCACGTCCCGGATGAACTTGCCCGCCGCAGCGGCGGGGATCAGCCCGTTGAGCGGCTGCAAGAACGATGCGCGCCGGGTGGCGGCCAGCGAAACCCCGGTCAGGTTGCCGGTCGAGCCGTCATTGTAGGTGACGGCCACCGTCGCGGTGGCAACCGTAGCTCCGGTGTCGGCATACCATTCCAGCCACCACTGGACGTCGCTGTAGTTCGCATCGCCGATCCGCTCCGCGAGGTTGGAGGTTCCAAGGTTCGCATGGAGATCGACGTTGGCCGTCTGCGCCGTGGTGACCGTGCCGGACAGCCCGCCCATGTGCATCAGGCGGTCGTGGACCTCGATGCTCGTGACGTTGTTCGCGTTCGTCGCCTCCAGAGAGGCGAGGTAGCTCGTCACGGGCGCGGTCTGCTGGGCAAAGCCCAAGCAACCGGTCAGCGTGTGGTCGCAGACCGCGGCCGCCGTCGGGATCGCGCCCTGCCCGGGCTGGCCCGTCGCGCGCCACAGCGAATGCATCTGCCCCGCCACGGTGCTGCCGATCGCGGCCTTGTCGATCACCAGACGGGAGTTGCTGACCGCCAGGCCATAGGCGATCTGGTTGCCTGCGTTGTCGGCGCTGATCGCCATCAGGCGCCTCCGACCGTGATCGTGAAGGCGGTCACCGTGACCTCCTGGCCGACGGCGAGGTCCGGGTTGTCGAGCGTCATGTCGCCGCCGCCGCCGGTCGCGGTCACGCTGCCCTGGACGTGGCAGGTGGCCCCCGCCTTGATCCGGAAGTGCCCGGCGGTCCCGGCGGCATCGGCGGCCAGGTCCGCCCAGGTCCCGGCCAGCGCCTTGGCCCCGGCCGATGCTGCGGCAAGCCATTCGGCCGGCAGCGCCATCGAGGCGAGCAGCGTGCCGCTGTCGGCGGCGGCGCAGCTGGCCGGGACCGAGCCGCTGCGCAGCTCGAGCGTGGGCGAGGCGCCGATAGCCGTCTCGACGGCATCGGCGGCGGCGTTGCGGACGCCCGTGGAAAACTGGAAGGCCATGGACGTCTCCTCAGGGAAGGCCGCGGATGCCCGCGCCCAGCGGCGGGCGGTACCAGGGGCGGTCGGTGGCGAAATCGTCGTCGTCGGCGAACATGCTCGTGCCGCGGCTGGCTGCCGCGTCGGTCCGCGGCGCGGCGCGGTAGTCATATTCGACCCATCGCATCCGGCTCGCGAAATGCGCCAGCGCCAGCGCGATGGCATGGTCGCCGTGCCGCTTGCCGCCGGTTGCTTCCTGCCGCTGCGGCGGCACGCGGGCGATGCCGCGGATCACCTTGACCATGCGCAGGTCGGCCAGATGCTCCGCATCGGCGATGATCGCGATGGCATCGTCCTCGAAGGCCGCCTTCAGGGGCGGCATGTTGAGGCGGTACCAGTCCTCGGAGAACTTGACCTGCATGACGAGGCCCGGCCCTTCCGGGTCGTCGCGCAGGCCGAACTCGCGGCCCATGTCTTCCGACACCGAAATCCCGGGCCCGGTGGCGTCATAGGCGGCGCCCACCAGGCGCGGCCGGATGTGGCGCAGGATCGCGCGGTTGACCGCCTTCTGCTCCTCGATCGGCACGCCGCGCAGCTCGACCGACAGCACCTCGCGGCGCTTGATCTGCGCCTCGATGGCCAGGACCGAAATCGCCGACAGGTCGACGTAGCGGCCGAAGTCGCTGCCGAGCGCGAACTGGGGCGTCAGGTCCAGCGCCTCCAGCTGCGCCTCCAGCGCCTCCATGAACGGGGACAGCAGGGACGCCCGCGTCACCCGGTCCCGGTGCAGGAAGTCCTGCGGCAGGGTCAGGCGCAGGACCTCGCGCTTTTCGGTCATCCGCGCCTCGATCAGGGGTGCTGCCAGCCAGGCGCCGGAGGTCAGCGAGGGGATGCAGAACAGTTCCTCGTCCGCGCCGTCGCCGTAGAAGTCGATGATCGACTGCCGCCAGGCGGCCTCGGCCTCGGGCGTCCACGGCTTGCCGGTGACCAGGCTGATGCGCTGGTACAGCCCGTCCTGCAGCGCCTGGTCGAAATCGATGCGCAGGTGCGCGTATTTCGACCGGCCCGCCAGGATGTCCTGCACGGCGGCGTTGAACGGATTCTCGGCGCCATCGTGGGTGGAACAGACCACGACCTGCCCGCCCCACATCAGGAAGGCCAGCGCCGCCTTCAGAAGCTCGCCCAGCTGGTCGACGAAGGCCGCCTCGTCGATGATCACCACACCCTGCTTGCCACGCAGGCCGCGGGGCGCGGAGGACAGGGCGATGATCTCGTAGCCGCTGGCGAACCGGATGCGGAAGGCGTTGATCGCCTTGGCATCGTCGTCCTGGTCGAACAGCACCTCCTCGGCCGCCCCGGCCGCGATGTCGAAGGCGCGCGCCCACATGGCACAGGCGTCGACGAACTCGCGCGTCATCTCGCGGGCATAGGAGATGTACATCACGTCCATCCCGCCTGCCGACCGCTGGCGCCCGGCGCGCAGCACGGCATAGGCGGCCAGCGCCCAGGTCAGGCCGATGCGGCGGCTCTTCTCGACGAACAGGACCGGGGTCGCGGCGGTGTCGAGCAGGGCGACCGCCCGCTGCTGATAGGGCAGCAGCACGGCGGGCAGACCGACGGCCGCCACGACATCGGGCATGGCGGCCGTGGCCTCGGCCCGCAGGCGCGCCCAGTCTGCCTCGGAAACCGGGGCGCTCATTTGGTGATCCCGAGGATCGAGGCCTTGATCGCCTCGGCGGTGTCGGCCGTCATGCCCTTGGCTTTGGCCACGGTATCGACCGCCTCGGTCACCCGGGCGGCCAGGCGGGCCTGTTCCTTGGCCTTGCGGTCAGCCGACAAGTTCTGCGCCTGTTGCGACTTGGCAAAGGCTCCGGCGAGATCGAGCAGGTCCTTGGGCACCATCCCTTCGGCGGCATCGCCCAGCATGTGCAGGACCAGGCTCTTGATCATCTCGCCCGTGATCACCGTCAGGTCGTCGGAGGCCTTGGCGTCGTGCTTTTCGGCCAGCACCGCGACGATCTCGCGCGTCTGTTCCAGGCGGCGGGACAGGCGGGCCTGCCGCACCGAATAGCGGTTGAAGGCGCTGAAGGACGGAATGCGGAACTCGATCTCGCCCCGGTGTTCCGCCATCAGGGTCTGGCAGCGGGTGACGAACTCGGCGTAGATGTCGGTCTGCGTCCGCTCGTTGCCTGCCAGTTCCCGCGCCGCCCAGGCGACGATCTCGTCGGCCTCGGACGGCAGGAGGTCGAAGGCGTTGAGCCAGCCGCGACCGGACCGCGCCATGGCCTATTCCCCCGGCCGCGACGGGCGGCGGACACCCTCGATGACGATGGCGCGGCGCAGGTGGCGGGCGCCCCTGTCGGTCAGCGTGGCGACGACAACGCTGCCGGTCTTCAGGAGGGTCACAGCGCCCATCTCGGCCAGCCAGTCGAGCTCGACGTGCACCCAGGCCCGGCTCTTGTCGATGCCGAACCGCAAGAGCTCGTCCTGCAAGAGACCCGAATGCAGGCGTTCGTCCACCTGATCCTCGAGCGCCCGCAGGATGATCAGCCGCGCGTCCTCGCGCTGGCGGTCTTCGTAGGTTGCAGTCACTTCTTGCTCCCGTCGAGCAGGTGCTCCTCGTGGCGGGTGACGATGTTCTCCAGACGCTCCATGATCCGGTTGTTGCCTTCCATCACCGCCTTCATCTCGCGCAACTCGCCTTCCATGCCCTTCAGGCTGAGGTCGAGCCGGTGCATGTCGTCCTTGGTGGGCATCGCCTGCAGCGCCTGTTCCAGGCGCGACAGCCGCAGGTCATGGGAGTCCAGACGTGCCGTCACTTCGCGCGCCGCCTCGTCCTGACGGCGGCCCAGCGCATCGATCCGGGCCGCGTTGGCCTTCGACGGCCCGGCCATGATCGTCCAGAGCGAAGTGCCGAGCGACAGAAGGAGCGCCAGTGCTCCGGCCCAGGCGACGAGCGGGCTCAGGTCCATCACCGGTTCCATCAGCCCTTGCCCATCGCCTTGGCGACGTTGGTCGCGACGTCTTTGACCGTGTGTCCGCCCATGTAGAGGCCGAGGTAGAGGACCGAGAACTGCAGCAGGACACTGAAGTCCACCGGCGGCAGGGCGATCTTCCAGACCGCGTTGGCGACGTGCAGCAGGATGATGTTCCAGACCCAGAGGGCGAGGATCAGGTACATGCCCAGCGGGCGCCAGGCGCTGCGCCAAGGGCTTTCGGCCTCGGCGTCCGCCAGCGCGCGAGCGGCCTCGGCGTCGGCCAGAAAGACCGGCACCATTTCGGGAAGGACCGACTTCTCGACCTCTTTCATCGCGTCGAGGACGACACCGGGTGTGGCGGCATGCACCTGCTCCAGCCCGTCGGGGGTCGTGCCCGCACGTTCGGCGATGGTCGCGACGATGCGCGTGACGACGTCGCCGCCTCTCGGGCCGATGGCCGGGTCAAGCAGGCGGCGCAGGTGTGGCAGGCCCAGCTGGACCGCGGCGGACAGAAGAAACGGCGGGATCATGCGTTCAACCCTCCGTGCCCGCAGGGGAGGGGAGGGGGTGCGACCAGGTCGCGCCCGAGGCGACGATGCAGGCGGGCTTGTCGCCCTGCTGGACGACGACCGTCCAGGTCGTGCCGTCAGGATTGGCGACCAGCGTCGTGGTGAACCCGCGTTCCGGCGTATCGCCGGTCCAGAGCGGCCGCTCGCCATACTTGTCCGCCAGCGCCGCCAGGATGGCCGTGCGGTCACCGCAGGTCTGCGTCTGCGCCTCGGCCGGGCGCAGCATGACAGTCCAGGCGATCAGGACCATGACGAGCGCAATGCTCGCCAGCAGGACAGTCGCGCCGAGGCGCAGGATGGCTTTCATCAGAAGCTCCTCAGGAAGGCTGCAAGCCGGGGGAAAGGGCGGTCGATGGCGGCCGCGACGGTGTCGCGGTAGGTGAAGGCGAGCCACAGGGCATAGGCGGCGGCCGCGGCAAGGATCATGGGCGCGGCCCAGTTCAGGGCGGCGGCCAGGTCGGGGTGGATGTCCAGCGCCGGGGCGGCCAGGTCGGCCGCTGAGACAGGGATCGACGCCACGGCGCCGCCCGACGCGACCTTGGCCTTGCCGCGGGCGTCCAATGCGCGCCGGATTGCCGAGGCCGTGGCGCGGCCGACGATGCCGTCGGCGGTCAGGCCATGCGCCCGCTGGAAGTCCAGCACCGGCTGCAGCGGCAGGGTCGCCGCGGTGCGGTCGACCGGGTAGCCCAACGTCTTCATGGCAGCGAGCAGCGCCGGGACCTGCGCCGCGGTGATCGGGGCGGCGATGCGCGCGGCGGTGACGCCGGGTTTCGGCGGTTCGGGCCGGACCGGCGTGTGAAGACCTTCACCATAGTCCGCATTCTGGATCAGACGGAACTCCGCTTCGCGGCGGCGCATCAGACCCGGCAGGACGCGCCCGCCGCCCTTCTTCCAGGCCATCAAGCCCTTCAGCACGCCCTGCCAGTCGCCGCGGCGCCAGGCCTTGACCCAGGACGCCCGGCCGATGGCGCCCGTGTTGAAATGGAAGCTGACCGCCCCGTCGAATTCGTGCTGCTTCGCCGGGACAAGGCGCTCGCTCACCATCTCGGCGCGGACCGCAGGCTCGTAGTTGCGCTCCAGTGCAAGGCCCAGCAGGCGCGAGGCCTCTTCGCGGGTGATCACCATCCCGGCCCGAGGCGTCACCACGCCGGACGGTGCGGTCAGGCCGGCGCCGATGGTCCAGACCCCGACGACGTCGCGATAGGCCTTGAGCACGATGCCTTCATGGCGCTCCAGGAAGGCCAGGCCCTTTTCGCTGATCTGCATGTCGGTGATCCCCGGCACGGGCCGTGCGCCCGCAGTGACTGGCGCCATTTGGCCGGTTCGGGGGGGCTCACTCCATCCGCGCACCCGCGCGGAGGCGCGGGCCGGGCCGGGCCGGTCAGAGAAGGGTCATCTGGCGGGGATCGGCGGCCGCAACCTGCGCTGGCCGGTGGGCCTCTGCCAGCCAGCGGCGCACGCTGGTGTCGGCGGCATGCAGACTGCGGGCGATTTCGGCAACGGGCAAGCCTTTCCTTTCCAGGCGGGCGGCCAGCCAGGGCCGCGCCGT